GGAGAAAACGCTCGGGTGCGCCACAGCATCAGGTACTCGGGGTTGCCCTCGGTAGGATGCGCCCAAGTCACACCCGGTATGGTCGGGGTGTCCTTGTCCGTAACTTGGATAATTTCAGCGCCCGGATTGTGCTTACGAAGGGACGCCACCATTGCAGTCGGCTGTGAGATGTCTGCGCCGACATGGAAAAACACAAAGGTTGACATAGGAGAAATTTAACATGGTTAATTTGAACAGAAAACGCACTAGCCGAATTATTTGGGAAACGCTGCTAGAAAACGTCGTAAGCCACCCGAAAGCACCGTGGGTGGAGCAACTGAATATGCTGGATGCGCTGCGTGCTACCGCTAAACCCACAGGTAGCGTGAGTTTTGCGACGTTCTGGTGTCTGTATGCCGTGGTGCAGGCATATAAGCCAAAGCGTGTTGCCGAGGTCGGCACCTACATCGGGAAATCCACACTTGCCTTGGTGTCGGGCGGTGCGGAAGTACACACCTGCGACTACAGCAACGATGTGAAACTGCCGTTTAAGGTGAACCAGTACCCGATGACGAGCAGCACCGATATGTTTGCCAAGCTCCAGCCCGCCATTGACCTGCTATTCCTTGACGGTCGGTTGGAACCCGATGACCTTGGGCATATTGGTCGTTTGCTGCATTCGCAGAGCATCGTGGCGCTAGATGACTTTGAGGGTATTGAGAAAGGGGTCGCCAATGCGATGCGGTTTACCTATCAGGGTGCCATGCTCGTCTACCCGCCAGAGCGTGAAGTATTGGAGCGTCACGGCATCCCCGACGACAGCACGTTGGCGCTGATCGTGCCGCACGGATTAGTGCAGTTGACGAACCAATAGCGTTAAAATACCCTCACCACGGGAGGCTCTATGTCCCACAAAGACGCGGCAGAATTTGTTGGCGTGTTGTTGCACTCGGCAACAGCAACGCATTTTCTGCATTTGCAGACGGCAAGTTACGCCGCCCACAAAGCACTCGGCCACTACTACGAGAACATCGTGGACTTGGCCGATAAGTACGCCGAGGCGTATCAGGGCCACTACGGCATCATTCCGCTGTCGGATTACCCAGATGGCTTCAAGGTGCAAAAGGACGCCGCCGAGTACGCCAATAGCCTGCTGACGTTCGTGAAGGGCATCCGAGGCGACCTGCCGAAAGACACCGACTTGCAGAACATCATTGACGAAATCGTGGGCGAGATCAGCGCATTGGTTTACAAGCTGGAGCGTTTCAAATGAATCGTAAGCCGGGACTCTACGCCAACATCCTTGCCAAGCAGGAGCGCATCAAAGCCGGTTCTGGCGAAAAGATGCGTAAACCGGGCAGCCCCGGCGCACCGACTGCCGCCGCATTCCGCGAAAGCGCCAAGACGGCCAAGAAAGAAAACAAATGACAGCCGCGTGGACACGCAGCGAGGGCAAGAACCCCAAGGGCGGGCTGAACGCCAAGGGTCGTGCCTCGTATAAGGCCGAGACAGGCGGGACGCTTAAGCCCCCGGTCAAGGCAGGCGACAATCCACGCCGAGCCTCTTTCCTCGCTCGCATGGGCAATATGCCGGGGCCGATGGCAAAAAACGGCGAACCGACACGCCTCGCCCTCGCACTCAAGGCATGGGGAGCCTCTAGCAAGGAGGACGCCCGAGCCAAGGCCAAAGCCATTAGCAGCAGGAACAAGTAATGGCCGCTGACCGTCAACGCCTAGCCGCCGCCCTCGCTTACGAGGAGGAACGCCGACGACGCATGATGGAATCCGTCCCCACGACGGACAACCTACCGCCTGTCCAGCCGACCCGCCGCAGCCTACGCACCGACCTTGAAAACCTGTCATCGGGTATCGGTCAGGGCGTGGTCAACCAGTTAGAGGGCGTCAAAGCACTTGTCACCGACCCTGTAGGCACGGCCAGAGCCGCTTATGAGGGCGTTAAAGGCGTTGTGCGCGACCCGACCGTATTAGCCGACGCATTGCGCTACACCGCCCAGAAAGCCACTAGCGGCCCGTTAGGCGCAGGCGAAGTGATCGGTGAGTTCTTGACGCCGAACGTAAAAGGCGTAGGCAAGCGCGACATATTCATCGGCAAATCAGCAAAAACATGGAATCAGAAAGAAGCCGACCGCGCACTTGCAATGGAGGCGTATGGCGTTGATCCAGAAACCATTTGGAAAGAAACGGGAACATTCCGTGGCGTAGATGGGGAGTGGCGGCAAGAAATAAGTGATGCCCAAGCAAAGGGCATTTACACGCATATTGCTCCATCCGAACAGCGCCTGTCAGAGGCGGTGTTAGAACATCCAGAGTTGTCAGAGGCTTATCCAGACCTTGCCAAAATTCAGCAATTTGGGTTGAAAGGCCCGAAAGAGCGCGGCTCATATCAGGCAACCACAATGGAAACTGTTGATGGCCCACGCTTATTAGGCGAAATGGTCATGGCAGAAGCGCCAACGGAAGATATATTGGCAAAAACCGCGATCCACGAAATGCAACATGCGATCCAACGCCGAGAGGGGTTCCAACGTGGCGCAAACCCTGCCGAATTCAAAAACAAAGTTATCCCCGCCAAACTAAAAGACGTTGCGTTCTCACGTTCAATGCGGGAAATGGCAATTGCCAATAAGATGCGTGAAATGGGGTATCCAATCGCGGAAGGTAAAGTGTTGAACCTTGCACGGCCAGACACGATGGGAAAGGTCAGGGCATATGCTGACAAAGACGAGCAACTGAAAAACCTCGTCGGTGAATGGGAAAGTGCCAACGAAAAACTTAAAAAATACCCTGACAAAGCTACTCAATACGTTAGAAGTGCGGGTGAGGTAGAGGCAAGAGCGGTGCAGGCTCGTCAAAAGATGACGCCCGAGGAACGCCGCGCTACTTTCCCGCTCAAATCGTATGACACTCCAATTAAAGACATCATTATCCGAAAGAAATGAACGCAGGTGCTTTTAAAAAGGGTCAGAAAGGCGGGCCGGGTAGGCCCAAGGGATTGCCTAATAAGTCCACGCAGGCAGCCAGAGAGGCCATTGCAGCGTTTGTGGACGGAAACGCAGACAGACTTCAAGGGTGGCTAGACGAGATCGCTGCCGAGAAGGGAGCGCAGGCTGCCTTTGACGCCTTCAGCACCCTGCTGGAATACCACGTTCCCAAACTTGCCCGCCAAGAGATCACAGGCAAGGACAACGGCCCGGTCAAGGTACAGATCGGATGGATGGCTCCCGAATAATCCTGCCGTACCGCCCACGCAAGGCGTTCATGCCGTTTCATGAGCGCACCAAACGCTGGGCTTGCCTCGTAGCTCATCGCCGCGCAGGCAAAACGGTTGCCGCCGTCAACGACATGATCCGCGCTGCTGCGATGTATCAAAGGCCATATGGCTTGTTTGCTTACGTCGCACCGTACAGATCCCAAGCCAAGGCGGTCGCATGGCAATACTTTAAGGATGGCGCACACCCGATCATTCAATCGGTCAACGAGCAAGAGCTAACGATTACGCTCATTAACGGCGCACAGATACGCTTGTTCGGAGCTGACAACGCAGATGCCATGCGCGGAATGGGCTACTCGGGGGTATACGCTGATGAATTTGGAGACTGGAAACCGAGTGTTTGGGGTAACGTAATTCGCCCCGCTTTGAGTGATAAAAACGGATGGTGCGTTTTCGGGGGTACTCCGAAGGGGCGCAACCAGTTCTACGACATTTTCCAATTAGCCACTCGTCTCCCTAGCGAGTGGTTCCTGTTGCGCTTACCCGCCTCAACCAGCGGGCTTCTCCCTGCGACAGAGCTAGCCGCAGCAAAGGCGCAGTTGGCCGAGGATCAGTACCTACAGGAGTACGAGTGCAGCTTTGAGGCTGCGATCCTCGGTGCTTTTTTTGGAAAAGAGATGCGCGAAGCGCAGGATCAGGGGCGCATCACCAACGTACCGCACGACCCCAACTTACCGACGTACACCGCATGGGACTTGGGCTACCGCGACGACACGGCCATTTGGTTCTATCAAGTCGCCCGTGGGGAAATCCGCGTCATAGACTTTTACGCCGTCTCGGGCGAGGACATTCACACCATTGCCGATGTGGTACGCAACAAGCCGTACCGCTACGCCAAGCACTACCTACCGCATGACGCGAGAGCCAAGAGCCTACAGACCGGCAAGAGCATCATTGAGCAACTTGCCGCCCAACTAGACATCGCCAAACTCGCGGTTGTCCCCGACATCGGTGTGCAGTCGGGCATCCAAGCGGTACGCATGATGCTGCCGCGTGTGTGGTTTGACGCAGAGAAGTGCAGCGAGGGCATAGAGGCGCTGCGCCAGTATCAACGCGAATACGACGAGGACAAGAAAGCCTACCGTCAGTCACCACGCCACGATTGGACATCACACCCTAGTGACGCATTTAGAATGGTTGCGGTATCATGGAGTGAAGTCGCTGACAAGCCCCCAGCGCCAGAGGTCAAGCCGCTGATGGTGGGGCCAGAGAACACAGTCACGCTGAACGATATGTGGCAGGTTCACGACCGCACAACGTCAAGGAGAGCAAGGATATGAGCATTGTCAGCCCGAATCGTTACCCTTACGAAACAGTAGCCGCCTCGCAGACCGCACAGGTACTCGGTGGCGTAGGTGCCGTGGGTGACTACCTCCATCGCATTGTGGTGACGGTCACGACGACCGGCACTAGCACGTTAAGCGTTCTGGACGGCAGCACGACCGTCCTGACGATGGCTGCCAACACTCCGGTGGGCGTGTACAGCATTGAGATTAACGCCGCCTCGGCTACCGGCCCGTGGGCTATCACGACCGGCGCAGGGTTGGCCGTCATGGCTGTCGGATTCTTCACGGCCTAATCATGGAAGGCGTACTGCAACCGGAACTAGAAAAGTATCTCCGTACTATCGCGCAGTACGACAACGAGTTTGCCAAATGGTCGGCTCGTACGAAGAAGATCGTTAAGCGTTACCGCGACGATAGCCGTGGGCAGGGTGGCAACGAGGCTGCTCGCTTTAACATCCTCTGGTCAAACGTCCAGACGTTAAAGCCTGCCGTTTACGCCAAACTGCCAAAGGCTGACATCAGCCGACGCTTTGGTGACAACGATCCGGTAGGCCGCGTGGCAGGTATGCTCCTTGAGCGGGCCATTGATTTTGAGATTGAGCATTATCCTGACTTTCGCTCCACCATGTCCTACAGCGTGGAGGATCGGTTCTTGGGTGGCCGTGGCACGGCATGGATACGGTACGAGCCGCACGTTGCCCCCATCGGCATTGAGGACGATGGCGTATCCATCACCTCTAACATTGAGCAGGGTGAGGGTGCGCCGCCCAACCTAGAGCAGATTGAGTACGAGTGCGCCCCGACCGATTACGTCCATTGGCGTGATTTCGGTCACTCACAGGCTCGCACATGGGAAGAAGTCACCTGCGTATGGCGCTGGGTGTACATGAGCCGTGAGGCGCTGGCAGAGCGGTTTGGCGACGAGATGGCTCGCAAGATACCGCTAGACCAAGGCCCAGAGCCGCTAAACGCCTATAACGAGGCCAAGCGCACCTATAACCGCGCCAAGATTTGTGAACTGTGGGACAAGGAAACCGAGAGGGTGTACTGGTTCTGCAAGGGAATGCCGCAGATCATTGACGTTCGTGATGATCCGCTCGGCCTTGAAGGGTTTTTCCCCTGCCCGAAGCCGCTTTTTGCCACGACGACTAGCGACACGCTGGTGCCGGTGCCTGACTTCCTGCTGTACCAAGATCAGGCGATGGAGTTGGACATTCTGTCTGACCGCATTGATGGCTTGGTCAAGGCGCTGCGTGTGCGTGGCGTGTATGACGCCAGCCAGCCTGCGCTGCAACGCCTAATGACGGAGGGCGACAACAATGCACTTATACCAGTTGATAAGTGGATGGCTTTCAGCGAGAAAGGCGGCCTTAAAGGCAGCATTGACCTTCTCCCGCTGGACACGCTCGCCAACGCCCTCCTCAACTGCTACCGAGCAAGAGAGGACATCAAGTCCCAAATCTACGAAATCACGGGCATCTCGGACATCATCCGTGGGACATCCTTCGCGTCGGAAACGGCGACAGCGCAACAAATCAAAGGGCAATACGCAGGATTGAGACTGCGTTCCATGCAGGAGGACGTAGCCCTGTACGCCTCTGAATTGATACGCCTCAAGGCACAGGTCATGTGCCGACACTTCCAGCCCGAGACGATCCTTGCCTACGCTGCTGCGGGGCAGATGTCGCCAGCGGATCAACAGTTGATCCCGCAGGCGCTGGAACTGCTCAAAGACAAGCCGCTGCGTAACTTCCGCGTGGACATCGCTGCCGACAGCCTTGTGATGCTGGACGAAAACCAGATGAAGCAAGACCGTTTACAGTTCTTGCAGGCATTTGGTGGCTTCCTCGCACAAGCCCTGCCGGTCGGTCAGGCCAGCCCGCAGATGGTGCCGATGATGATGGAGTTGCTGCGCTTTGGTATGCAGGCGTTTAAGGCCGCAAGACCGATTGAAGGGCAGATTGACTCCACGTTGCAGCAGTTGCAGCAGGCCGCCGCCCAACAGCAGCCCGATGGCGAGCAGCAAGGCAAGCAGGCCGAGTTGCAGCAGAAGGGCCAGATGGAAGCGTCCAAGATGCAGATGGAATCTGCGCTCACGCAAGCCAAGTTGCAGCATGAGATGCAGATGGAACAACTGCGTAACCAAGCCAAGATGGCGATGGAACAGCAGAAGATGGACTTTGAGGCACGCTTAAAGGCGGCAGAACTGCAACAGAAGCAGGCTGCTGACCGT